GTGCGACGGACGTTACGCGCTCGACCGGCTGACCTTCCCACAGCTCATGGCTAACCTTCACGAGCACCGTACGGCCTTGCATGACGCGAGCGGAGAACTTATCGCCTGCGTTGTTAAGGTCGACGGCTTCTCGGTAAAGGCGCAGCCGACGGTTTCTACCTACTCCGTTGTCGATCATTCCGTCGGGAGTGAGGTCGAGCATCACGCTGTCCTTCAGGGTGATGGTCGGGGGAAGGCCCATCGAGGCTTGAAGCTCGGCGGGAACTTCGATCAGGAGGGGAACGTCCCAGGCAATGCCGGACTTTGTGGGGTCGGCTTTGCCCTGCCATGCGCGAGCGGTGACTTCACCGATAACGCCGGTGTAGTCTCCGATAGGCAGCGGTGGGCGCTTCTCGGTCGGGGTGTCGAGGGTTGCGTCGAGGAACAGAGAGGGATCGAAAGATGACATGATGTGAACTCCATTGAGGTTAAGGGTTGTTAGGCAGTACAACTAGGGGAGCAGCTGCCAAGACTGCTCGACACATCTTAAGGGTGAAAGCGGGCGGAATCGAGGAGCTCGTTGACAAACTCGTCAATCTGGCGGAGCTCGTCGATTCCCCCTGGGAGAAGGGCGTCATGCGCATCCTCGGCGAGGTGACCGGGGGGATTAGACATTGCCTCGAAGCACCATTCTCCATCAGGCCAGTATCGGATTTTCATCTCACTTTCCTCCGCGACCAGTCCACTTCGCCATGATTTGGCCGAAGTCGGGAGACTGGCGGGCCTTGATGGGGAGGTTCCGGGACTTCACGTCAACATTGGCTGCGGCAGTATCCCAGTAGAACTTATCCCCCTCGCGCACGGTGTAAATGACGTCGCTGAAGAGCTGGGGAATTTCATTCGCGAGGGCCTTGCCGATGCTCTTGGTCATGAGCTTGATGCCGCCTGTGATCTCGTCGGTTTCGCGAGTGACGTGCGCGGTAATGGCGAAAGTGCAGGGGATGCCTTGGGTGCAAAGGCGTAGGAAGTTCATCAAATTGTTCTGCGCAACGCCGTAGTCGGGCATGGAGGCAGTGGGCTTTGACCCAATAACCATTTTGAAAGCGGCGTTTGAGAGTTCGCTGAGCGTGTCGATGGCGAAAATTCGATCGACACCCCAAGAATCGACAGCCCCAAACTTCTCTCCGGTGCGATCGTCGGGGAAATCGGCGCAGGCACTCAGGATAGCGTGAAAGGCGTTATTGATGCCGCCTCGATTCGGATCAATCATCTTCGTGATGGCCTCGTAGGATAGGCGACCGACGGAATCCGCTGCGGTCATGAGGGACTTGAGCGATAGGGGCTTCGTTATGGTGGAGTGGTAGTGGAGGGACTTCGGGACCTCAAGGCCACGATCAAGCCAGTAGCCGAGAAGTGATTCGAGGCCGTTTTCGGTAAAGAGGACAAACATCTGCTTGCCGTTGGCCTCGGCCCAGTCGGCCAGTGTGCCGAGCGCGTAGGTCTTGCCGGTGCCTGCGGGGCCTTCGAGAAGAATCTTCGGACCCATTAGGGAGGAGGGGGATGGAATTGTCATGAGAGTTCCTTGGATTTGACTCATTGAGCGAGAGGCCGCGCGTCAGCGTCCTGGAGGCCGAAGGTTGTGAATTCACTGACAAAGCGATCAAACACCGCCTGCGCGAGGAATTGCATGAACGGCTCGGATAGGACTTGGTGAAGGGAGGGAAGGGGGCGTGTGCACTCGTACCCGTGCTGGGAGACGTGGGAGATTGCGCTCTGGGCGGAGTTCTCGTCAAAAGTAAACTGAACGTCCCAGTCTTGGCCGGCGGCCTTAATTATCAGTAGGTTCATGGCAGGGGCTCCTCCGGGAAAGGTTCAGCGTGAACGGCCAGGATTTGCGCAATCACTTCATCAAGAAGCGCTCGGGGGATGATGATCGTGTTAGAGGTGTAACCGCGCGTCTGGGTAAGCTCGATGGAATCTTCGGTGGACTCGATTGTCAGTCCGGCAAAGGACGGCATGGTGAGAGAGGGCATGATGGGCTCCGAGATGTGAGAAATGAAAGGAGGGATTGATGCAACAGTGCATCCACTAGAGGCCCGGGGGAGAGCCTCTAGTGGCGGAACTGTCAGTCGCCGGAGCCCATATCAATCTCGACGATTTGGCGCGCAAGCTCCTCGCACTGGTAGACGCAGAAAGCGCGCGTCTCGAGCTTTCGGAAACTGGCTGTGTCGAACCCGAGAAACCAGCCGTTCTGGGGGTTGTACTCTGGATTGTCGGAGAGCCTGCCGGAGTAGGTCAGGTTAACGCCCGCCCTGATGCCCGCCTCGGTGTACTCCTTCTCGTAGAGAGGGGAATCCGACGGCACCTCCACATACCCGAGCCAGTAGGCAAAGAAGCCCGCACTGGCAACCCGGAAGAGAATCGCCTTGGGGCCTGCGTCAGTTTGCCACTGCCGGTCTAAGGTGAGGCTGAATGAACTCATGCTGCTTCCTCCTCGCGGGTAACGGGGTTCCATCTCCGGCGCTCGAACTCAGTCTCGAGCCAGGGTGTAGGGTCTTGGGAGAGACAGACTTTCCGGAAGGTGCAGCCGCCGTAGTGGTTGCAACTCTCGTCTAGGTTGTAGTCCCAGTAGCCCTCGAGCCAGGCGGCCTTCATTCGATTGAGGTCCCGGGTGAGCTGCGCGCGCCAGCGATCAATCATCCACTGGGGACGGTAGGTGATGGCTTGCTGGGTGTCATACTTCGTCTTGAGGATGGAAACGCCCCTGACGAGGAAACCAGAGAGGGGGATACCCGCTTGCTGCGCTCCCCAACAATAGCCAGTGAATTGGGAGCGGAGGTCCCACTGCTTCGACCACGATGCGCCGAGGGAAGAGGTCGTCTTATCGTCCTCCCCGTAGCGAGCGCCTGCGAAATCGACGACTTGGTCCATGCGGCCGCAGTAGATCAGGGGATTGCCCGTCTCAGGGTGAAGGACGTCAAGAAGGGGCTCGGCGAAGGAGAACTCTATGCCGTGCCGCTCGGGGGAGATTCGGGAGGGCTTCGCTAAGTCGGTCTCGAGAGGGTATTGGTCGAAGGTATATTCGAGTGCGCCGAGCATCCGCTCGAGGGATTTGGCTGAGTCGGGCGGGCACTCGAACTCCCCGTAGAACTCGAGGAGAGCCCGGAGGCCCTGCGCCAAGGCGATCTCGGGGGAAGCGCCCTCGGTAAAGTAGGCCAGCCGGGCTTTCTCGAGACCGTGGGCGTAGGCTCCGCCAGCGTGAAGGTGGACGTTCGGGATTTTGGATTTCCAGTGCTGGATGTACGCGAGCTCGGCGTAGCGAGGGCAAGTGACGAATGCGCTTCGGATGGTGTTGTCGATGACTTCGGGGAATGGATAGCGTGGCATGGTGGGGGCCTCGAGAGGTTAGGATAGAGTGGCGGGAGAGTGCTTGGCGCACCAGGTGGAGAAGGTAACTTGAGGAAATCCGCAGGCGGGTGTTGGGACGAGCTCCCTTCCCTTGAGAGTTTCCTGCGGGAGGACAATCCACTGGAGCACGGGGGGATTTGCGCGGCACTCTCCCAGGTTTGGTTCATGCTGGTAGGGGGAGAAGGCGGCGCAGGTTCGGCAGGTCTTGGACATGGTCTACTTCATTTCCGTGAGGAGGTCTTCGGCAGAGGGAACCTCAACCTTGGCTTTCTTGGCGCGAGAGGTGGCGGAGGCGATGCCTGCCGAGACGCGACCTTGGCGCAGCGCGCTAATGGCCTCTTTCATTTCCTCGAGGGCGAGGGTTCCATCGAGGGCCTTTTGCCTCCAGATGGCTATCTTGGCGTTAAGCTCGGGTGTCATGGTGATTCCTTCGGAGAAGTGGGTGAAGTGAGGGCTTTAATGGCCTCTCGCGTGAAGTTTAGGAGGTGGTTAAGGCGGTAGGCGAGTTCCTGGTTCTCGAGGATTTTCCTAACCGTGTCGTCCTCGATCTCGTGAAGTGCCTTGAGGGCTTCATCGGGGCTCATTTGATCGCTCCTTTCGATAGCCGTCGCTCGAGTGCCTCCACCATCTCCGCCGGGCCTTGAACGTAATACCCAGGGGGGAAGCCGTGCGCCTCGAGGGGAAGCGTGCGAGAGTGGAAGAATGCGCGAATTAGGCCCTCGAGGAACGCCTTATGAGCTCCTTTCGGGACACGCTCCTCAAGGGGGGAGTAGAGGTGGAGGTCCATCTGAGCCCGGATCGGGGCTTCGAGCTTCACGTGGAGGTGCTCGGTTGGGACTAAGGCTCTTGGGGCAGGCATGGCTCAAGCCTCCGAGGAGAGGGTGAGCTCGAGAAAGTGGAGCTCGGTGAGGGCTTGCGCAGCCTGTCGGGCCTCGGCGGACTCGAAGAGGGTGGAAGGCCCGAACCAGGCTCCAGCGCGACCCGCCCGCCGAACGTCGGTTTCATTCCAGGGGCGCTCGCCAAACTTTCCGGGGGAGGTGGGATAGGCGCAGCGAGAGGGGACTGGGTAGGAGAGGGACATGATAGGTTCCTATAATGTTGGGGTTACGTGCTCACTCTTCTATTCTGCGAAGAGGGGCGTGAATTCTTACCGTCAGCCCATTTCGGCCATCAGGTCTGCTGCGCTTACCACGGGCGCGTCTTTGGCCGGAGCCTTGGCCGCGCGCTCGGCCTCGAGACGCTCGATAACAGCCGCCGTCGGGGTGCCCGGCTGTTTGAACGAGTCATAAAGCATCTTCCGGGTGAGCTTCTGGCCGGCTGCAGCAGCAGTCGCCATCTTCTTATTCAGGAAGGCTTTGATAGTGGCGATATTCATTCCGCTGACCTCGGCAATCGCCCGCAGGACAATCCCCGCGCCAGAGACTCCGGAGCCCTCGCCAGCGGTTCGGACACTATTCCAGCTATCCGAGTTCGTTAGGCGAGTGTGCAGGGCTTCGACCGCTCGGAACATATCCTCGGCGGATGCGGGATTGCCCGCCTCACCCTTCGCGCCTACAACCTCGCCTCCGAGTTTCTGCGCATAGCCGTAGCCTGCCGCGTAAGCCAGATGCTGCTGGGGAACAACGGCCAGCAGTGTGTTTCCATCCAGGAAGTCAAAGCGCACCGCAACGCCTTCGGGAGTCTGGACAACCTCCTTCAGCATTTTGCGCTTGCCTGCGAATTCGACCACGCGGCCGTCTGTCATGGTGACAGGGGTGCGAGGAGCCTTTGCCTCCTGTGCTGTCCCCTCTGGGGCACCCTCGAGACCTTCTGTTTGTTTAACTTGCTTGACATTTGACATGGCTAAAACTCCTAAAACTGGCGAGCCTTTAAACGGGCGACTCGCCATTACCCGTTGCGGAGAGGGCTCGAGCCGAAACCCTCTCGACACCGGATGCCTAGCCGGCCAGCGCTAGGCCCAGCCCGAGCCCGAGGAGGAATGCCGCGAGAAGCCCGAGGCTGATTGCGACAACCGTGTCCGGGTCCCGTCCGAAATGAGCGTCCATCCCGGTCGCCTCGCGGTAGGTGCGGGGAAAGCGGAGGGTTTGATTAGAGTTCATCACTTGGCGCTCCTTCAACCGAGAAGGTCAAACACATAATCCGGTTCTCGAGGCCAAACCAATCCGCGAGCACTTCCTCTGGGTCTGCTCCTTCGCGCACTTCCTTCCTCGCTTCCTCGATCTGCCAGAGGGCTTCCTCCCGCGAAAGCCCGTCCCGTCTCATCAACACCTTGAGTAAACTTTCCATTTCTTGCTCCTTTGTGCCGCGTCTGAGGTGCGGCGAACCTATTGTTTGTCCGAGAAGTAGGCTGCCGTTTCTTCCGGCAGTTCCTTCCCGCTAACCACCAGCCCTCGGTCGAGCACCGCATTAGCTGCTGCGCGCTCGGGAGAGACCGCCTCGGGTTCGCGCAGGCTTTTGTGCAGCCTCTCGAGGCTTCCCGCGAGATTGAATTCCGCAAGGGGGGCTGGCTGCTCCCGCTCCCTCTCAACCCAGGCGTATGTCCGCCCTTTCAGCAAATCCCGCATGGTGCGAATCCCGCAGCAGGCCATTTCCGCCAGTTCCCGCGCCGGAAGGGATGATGCCCGGAACCCGCGCACCTCGGCATCGGTGAAGATTGCCGCTGCGCGCTGCTTCCGCTCGAGCGCCTCTTTATCCCGCATTGCGTTTTGTCCGGTAGAGGGAGACTATTCCCCAAGCCAGCTGCACAGCCTTCTCGAGCTCGAGCGGGGCGAGTGCGGGAAGCTCAAGCACCAGCCGGCCGTCGTTGAGCGACGCCCAGCGCTCGCCGTCCACGAACAGGATTGTCTCGGCGGGGAATTCCAGGGTTTTCCAGCGTTTTAGCGTCATGGTGGTGGTGGGTGGATGGATTGCGATGTGGGTAGTATAGGGTATGGATG